TTTAATGTTACGATATTAACAATATCATTTACTTTGTATGACAGTAACGACATATTAATCGGGTCATCATCATTTACTGCAATAGGCTCATAAAAGTCCCAGAAGTCATTAGTCTTGGAACCATACAAATTGTAATCTTTACCAAAGAATAAACGGTTCTGGTGGAAACCAACTGACGTTGGCCAACCGGCCAAACTTGAAAAAGCAGATGGCGTCCATAAATATGTAGTGTATTCGCCGCTGAAACAAGAGTTCTTAACAGCAACGCAAGTTGCTTTACGCGCTGATTCTATTTTGTCAATACGGAAATAAACATTTACCTCGTTTCCGTCCGTATTAAAGTCAAAATGCAACGCCCCAGAACCAGTTACATTTGTAACAATTCTAAACTGTACAACATCATATCCTTCAATCTCGCCAGATGAATTATCATTTGTAGGTTGGTCTTGGTTAGAGGAAGATACTGTTCTAAACGATTTCCATTCACCATCAGACTCTGCCCAGTATTTAAGAGTTAATGTCCCAGCCCAATTCCCGCTAGTAGTTAAACGCCATTTGGGTCCACAAAAACCAATATCGTATGTATTATTACCTGCATTCGCAGAAGATTTCACTTGCGCATCAATCTTCTTGCGCATAGAAAAAGTATCTCCGACTTTTTTATCAGAAAAGAAATCAAAATCAGACGTTACATCAAATTGGGCAGTAGTTGAAGACGTAAAGAATGGGTACATCGCGCCGCTTGAATTGACGTATGACAGTTTGTATGTTATTGTAGATTGAAAGACACGATAATAACGCACATTGTTCTTCGTAGTATAATAACCATAGCAGCACAAGCCGGAACGTGCGGAATTTTCAGAAGTAGGTTTTATATAAGGTTCGTCTCCAACAACGTAAGTAAAGTCAGCCTCGCCCTTACCAAAATAAACAATGTTTTTGTACGTTGCGCCAGCCGCAATAGCATCGGCTTGGATTTTTGCATTAATTTTATTTATCGCTTCATCCATTAAAACAACGCCAGATGAATCGCTTGTACGAGAACAAATTTCAACCAGGTCGTCATATGTTAATTCGTATTTTGCCTGTAAATAAGAGTGGTCGCCTGTTCTATATGCATCAGAAAATTCAACAGAAAACGGGACCGGATATTCGTTTGTAGGTATAGGAACCATTGATGTGGAACTGTTGCTTTTCCACTGCTTAACTGTTTTTGAAGTATTCGCATTTAGCGTGGTTACGGACATTTGTATTGGTTGAACCGGGCTTTCAACATTCTGGTCTATAATACAATCATTTTTAGACACAGCAAATGTCGTTTTTGAGGAGGTTGGAACCAATGCGTTTAAACTATTTGCGATATCCGTTTTATCAAAAGACATTTTTGAACTTTGCGCATATGTAGTTCCTCCTACAACCCCATACGTTGCATTCATATAAATAGGCGCATCTTCATTATGTGGCGTAAAAACGGCAGGGGCAATAGCCCGCCAAGCATTTTGAGAGGACCCGCTCGTTTGAAAAGTTAAACGTTGCTGTTTATTTTTGTTTTCATCGCCTAACGGATAAATAGTCGCATCAAATCCAACCACTTCCCAATCGGTGCCTTCTGTGTTTTTGCGTTTGATTTCGTAGATGCCCTTGCTAGGAATAGTCAAAAAGATGATATCCCCAGACTGGGCATATTTCAAGTCTTCATCGGCGGGGAACGTAATTGCCGTGTTCCAAACCTTAATAGAGCCGTTTTCGTCCAGAATAGGAGCGCCATCTTTAAACACGCGCATATATCCTTGTCCAATTTCCAACAGAAAGGCTTCCCTGTTATTAAATACAAACGAGAGTAAACGGATATTGTCGTTTGGCAAATTGTTTTTAGTATTCGCTACTTTTACAAAACCAGTTCTGTTTTGCATAGCGCCCGTAGAAAAGAAGCGCATATTATCTGCAACTTTAAACCATTTATCAAACTTATCCATATCCCTGCGCTCATCCAACTTCTGAGACACAAGGCCACCTAAAAATGAAAAGTTCTGTTTATTTAAATTCATCTTTCTCTCCGCGCATAGACAACAAGTCGTTTTCTTCTTGGCACATCAGTAAGTATGCTTCGGGCTCAATTAACATAATATCATTAAATATCTTTTGGCCGACTGCCTGCATACCATTTTGATACGCTGCGACGTTTCCCTTTTCAGAGAACGCGTTTTCAAACGTTTTGCAAAAACCGAGTAACTCGGACATATAAAAACGAAAGTCTTTATTTGCTAACAGATTCGCTAATGCTGCATCGTGTTTTTGAGCCAAGAGGCCCAGAAATCTGGTCTGGGCTCTCTTGCTTTCTTCTTGTTTATCAAAGATATCTGCCATTTACTAAAATCCTCCCTGCCCTTGGGGATACGCCTCCGGAGGAAGCGTACCACCTTGGTCAACGATTTGTTGTCCCAGCACAGAGGCTGGGTCTAATTTGGCTTTGGAAGCATCTTTCGCAATCTTCATTTGTTGCGCTTGTACTTCAAGTTGTTGCGCTTGCTGCTGCGCATTGGCTTGCGCTTCACGCAACTGCGCCACTTGGTCATCGGAGTTAAGTTTGGACACATTGCCTAACCGTTCCGCTACATCTTTGATTATAGCATCTTCGTTAATATAATCCAACGCACCGGGTTTAATCTGACCCAGCGCCGCAATATATTGGATTAATTCTTGGATAGAAGACACTTCTGCCATACGTTGCGCTTTGGCAATAGAAGACATAAACTCAATTCCGATATCTTTTACGTCAAAGCCCGTAAGGCCTTCCAATAAACCTCTACGGTTGCAGATATCAATCACACGATTAAAGATTTGCGTAAGGCCTGCTTTTGCTTGTAAATAGACCGGAGCCAACAAGGTCATCTGCTCGCGCACAATAGCAGACACTTCGGTAGCCGTTCTAGTGCCAGTCTGTTGTTGCGCAAACAACATAAGAATATCAGCCATACAGATGCGTCTAATCTTTTCCAATAAACGAGCACGGCTGTCTTCCAGTTCGGTAATATGCGGAGAAACGCGATACATCTCTGCGGCAACCTTGGTCGGGTCTTGGTCCGTATAGAATCTAGCGCCCGGCAAAACAGGCTTCTTGCCCAAAGACGTATGTAACGCTAACGCAGGGTTGGCTAAATAAGACTTGTTAATGTTTAAACATTTCGCAGTATATTGCAATTCTTTAACATCACCCAAAATCTTTTCACCGACGCCAATCGGATATACCGTTCTTACATTCTTGCGTTCCCAATCAAAAACAATCAACGGGTTAGAATAGAATCCGCTTTTGCGCAAGAACGTCATAGCGCCATCATTTCCGCCGGGCATCCAATACAAGTCAATGTATTTAAATCTATCCGACACAATACCATCTTTGGGGTTCGGGCAAATAAGATGATTTACGGTAAACAGCGTATCATAATCACCGTTTTCGTATGCCGTAACAACTCTTTCGGGGCAATTATCTTTACCGAAGTTACTAATCATCTTTTCAGAGGTCATAGAAAAACAGCGGGCTATCTTATCATATTCGCCATTCTCATTAATACCAAGATAATACTCACCAACGGTCAACGGGTTAAAGAAAATAAAGTCCCAATCACGTTCCTCAATAAGCATCACACCGATACCGTATCTAACCCATTCAGACACAACGGAACGCATCGCAGAATAGAAGTTGCTTCTAGCAAACAGATAATACAGAAACTCGCGCACGTTTTCAAGGCCTTGTGCCAGAGTATAATAATCCATTTGCATATTGCGTTTCTTGGTTTTATCAATAGTTAAATCAAACCAACGAGACGCAGGGTTAATTAATCCACCGTACAAACCAGCGGTAGTAGTATCCAAGTAAGAGGCGGGTTCGCTGTCCAGTTGCTTTTTGTAATCAACGGACAAATTCTCCGCTTCGTCAGACGCACTAAAAACGCCAGTACCGGGAGCCAACAGGTCCCGGATTTCTTGATATCTATTCTTGCGTTTATCGTAAGTCTTTTTTAAAGAATCAAAAATCCTCTGGTATAAGTTTCTGTTTACTTCCATTATTAGTCTCCGAATTTAGAGCCAGCCTGTTGCGTGCGGCTCAAAATAGTTCTGCGGATAGCAGATTGTCTGGTTTCATTACTATCCACCGCACCGGTGTTTTCTATATTAGTAGGCGCTTTACCGGCCTCCAACTTCGCGAGTTTTTCCTGTTCTTCTTGTTGTTGTTTAGCCAATTTGCGTTGGTCGTGCGCCTCTTTTGCTTGCATACCAGCGCTAGTTCCAGCCAAAATTGCAGCCCCTATAATACTAGCCGTTAATCCCATATATCGTGTCCTCTTGTTATTGTTATAAAAAATATGGGGGTACACGCGAGATTGCGCATACCCCCGAAACGAATACCAGTTATTTTACAAACGGGCCATTCGGAATAGCATCGGTGATACCGCAGGTGGCGACACCAGAGGTTACATCACCCGTCAAGGTAAGTTTTACATTAACAAACTTATCCAAGTCGTGCGGCAACGCAACAGCCATCAAGCCTTTGGCGGTTTCATCAGCCGTAGGCGCTTTGGTCGCAATAACAGTGGTAGCGGCAGCAGCCGTAGCACCCGTCATCACTTCCAATTTAACAGCGGTAGGACCAACAGGCAGCGTGCAGAAGATGAACGAGCGGCCATAATCAGAGCCAGCGCATTCAATAGCAGTACCAGTCGCCGTAGCGGTTTTATCCGCAAAGAACAACAGAGATTTATCGGTCATCATATTTTATCTCTCTCCTCGCCTTAGGCAACCACCGCTTCGGTTTCAACGATAGCGTCTTCGGCTTTAATATGGATACCGTCAATCACGAGGTCGTGGTTCGCATAACCTTGGTTGCCGGAAGAGGTCATATTGTTGTTCTGGTAAACGGTTACACCGCCAGATTTCATATAACCCAAGCGCAGCGCATCTTTTACGGCGCGAGACGCATACGCAATCAGTTTGCAGTTTTCCAAGTTATGGATTTGGCCAACCGCTTTCATAAAGTTATTGTACAGCGCTTTCTGAGCATCATCGGTCGTGAGCGTAGAGACTTCAATGTTGCAGACGCGAGCACCGTATCTCCAATCCTGTACACCCAAGCCCAAGAGCCATTCAGCCTGCTCTTTATAGCCAGGGAACGTACCACCTTCACCATCCGGAAGGTCAATCGGGCCGTTAGCAGAATAATCGTACGTTTTGATACCGGCACGAGTGCCTTTGGGGAAGAACGTGAAGATTTTGTTCGGAGCCCAACCAATCAAATAGATGGACGATTGTTTGTCAGCAGTCTGACCACCATTGTTGATTACGTTAGCAGAGGTTTTAGCGCCAGTGAGTTTGCCGTAGCGTTTAGCGAAGCCGACGAAGGCTTTTTCATTTTCAGCGAGAGAACCGTAGATGATTTTGGAAGCGGCTTCTTGGGCCATAGATTCCAAGCGGTCTCTCATCATTTCGGCACGCACTTCTTTCACTTTGCCGCCTTTTTCAGCGATGGCAACGTCCACCATAGAAACAGCAGACATACGGCCATACACTTCTTTTACAACGGTCGTGGAGCCTTTGGTCGGTTTTACGCCTTCATAAGCACGGCGCCACACGACAGCAGGCAAACCGTTCTGTACGGCGTATTCGTGGCCGGAGTCAGAGTTAGACTCTTTCACTACGGCGTCCCGAACAATCGGGTCATTCTTATCCAATTCACGCACAATCGGGAACTCTTTCCCATCGGGCATAAACTGTTTAGCATAGTCATACAAGTTGTATCCAGACATAGTTCAGTTTCCTTGTTATTAGTTTTTATAAAAATCTTCTAATTCTTTCATCGTGGGAGTAGTAGTGGCGCTAGGGTTCACGGAGCCTTTTTCAAGCACTCTATTGCCTACTTCTTTTAAAAATCCCAACGTGGCAGGGGCGTTGGTCGCACCTGCGAGTTCCAGAAATTCTCTGAATTTCCCGGATTTATCTAATTCAGCCAGTACGCGTCCAGCATTTGTTTTTACATTTTTCAGATTGTCGCCATAAGTCTTGGTGTTTTCCGTTTCCCAAGATTGTTGCAAAGCAACAAAATCATTGTGTTGCTTCTTAATAGCATCATATTGCAGTTTGGCTACTTTCTTAGCAGTTTCCACCGGAATCTTATTTTCCAAGCAAAGTTCTTTAAAAGACTTTTGGAGATTAGCGTCCATTTTGACGCCTTCTTCTTCAACAAGTCCTAAATCACCATAATCCTCAATTTTGAGTTCCGGTTCTTGTGTTTTATCCGGTTCCGTAGTCTGCGTGGTAGGTTCAGTAGCATTAGTCTGCGCAGTACCATCAGTAGTAGCGCTATTCGGCTCCACAGCGGGCGTTTGCGTGTTGTCTGCTGCTTGGGTAGCAGCCTGAGTATTTGTTTCGTTTTCGGGCATATTTTGCTCCATTAATTAACTAATTAGTTTATTTTGACAATTAAGTCAAATCAATACTGCAAAGAATCATATTCAACTTCAATATGTTTTTCACATTCTTCACAGTACGCGCTTATTCTATCAATGTCCATTAACTTATGGCATTGGATACAATAATTCTCGTTAGAGAGTTCAGCCAATTTGTTTGGCTTCTTTACACCGTGTTGCTTTAAAGCCTTATAATGGCAGGCTCTGCATTCTTTGGAATTTAAGCCCATAGGCTTTCCACAAATAGGGCAAGGCTTTTTGTTTGTCATATTAAGTCCAGTGTATCAATATTGTCCATAGATTGTACAGAATAATCAGAGTTATCGTCTATCTCAACACCACGGCTATTCTTAATCATTTTATCTTTAAACCCGGCAAAGGTAAGAGCGACTGCGTCTGCTCTATCCGGAGAATGGCCTAACTTCTTGCGGATATCATCTTTGGGACCTAGGGCTATTTTACCTTCATCGGATTTACGCAGGTTGTATTCTATGCATTGCAATTCGCGTTTTAATTCAACAACCTCATTATCTTTCGGGTCGCCCAGATATCCACCGTCTTGCAGCCATTCACG